TTAAGAAAAAAACATCAAGAAGAAGTTAGGACAAAGATCCAAGTATCACAACTGATTAATGTATTACACGATCATGCTTTCGGTGTTATTGAAGATATAAAACCAACACGAATGAAAGCAATCGAAATACTATTGAAAAAAGCATTGCCTGATTTATCAGCAACAGAAGTTTCTGGTGATGCAGATGCACCTATTGGCATCAAAGTGATTACTGGCATAGATAATGACTGATCTTGTATTAGAAGAAGAATTTTTAGACGAGGATGCAGATTGGGAAACTGCTGATTTAGGTTATAGACCTAGAGAACCTCAAAAAGAAATACATAATGCAGTAAAGAATCATCGGTTTAGTGTAGTCGTTGCTCATCGTAGGATGGGTAAAACAGTCTCTGCATGTATGCAGTTGATCAACTCAGCATTATTGTGTGATAAACCTAACCCAAGATTCGGTTATATAGCACCTACATATTCACAGGCAAAGCGTGTTGCTTGGCAGTATATCGTAGACTATACTCGACCATTGGGTGCTAAACCTAACATAGCAGAATTGAGAGTAGACTTTTTAGATGGACGTAGAATCTCTTTATACGGTGCTGATAACCCTGATTCTTTACGTGGAATATATCTTGATGGAGTGGTAATCGATGAGATTGCTGATGTAAACCCATCACTATTTAGTGAAGTTATTAGACCAGCGTTAGCAGATCGACTAGGTTGGTGTATGTTTATTGGCACACCAAAGGGAACAAACCATTTTAAAACTCTGCGTGATCGTGCTAATCAAGGTCTCGACAACTGGAAGTTATTAGAGTTTAAAGCAAGTCAAACACACCTATTAGACAAGTCTGAATTAGAGTCAGCACTTAGAGAAATGGGTGAAGAAAAGTATATGCAAGAGTTTGAGTGTTCGTTTCACGCTCCAGTTGAAGGTGCATATTACGGTAAACAGATTAATCAATTAGAGTTACTTAATCGTTTTGTAGATATACAATACGATGATTTAGCAAGAACATTTACTGCTTGGGATTTAGGTGTTGGTGACAGCACTGCAATCTGGGTAGCACAATTAGTAAACAAAGAAATTAGATTAATAGACTTTATGGAAGATCATGGTCAAGGACTAGGACATTATGTGTCATGGTTGCGTGAGCGTGGTTATGAAAATGCAACTCACTTGTTGCCACATGATGTCGAAGTAAGAGAACTTGGCACTGGTAGATCGAGAAAAGAAATGCTACAAGATGCTGGATTATCAATACAAGTGGTGTCAAAGTTATCAATTGATGATGGTATTCAAGCAGTTCGTAGAATGCTACCTCGTTGTTGGTTTGACCCTAAAACCAGAGATGGTTTAAATGCATTAAGAAATTACAGACGAGATTATAACGAAAAACGAGATGTGTTTTTTGATCGTCCTTTACATGACTGGTCTTCTCATGCTAGTGATGCTTTTAGATACTTAGCAGTAGGTATCGATGAAGGCACTGAAGGATGGGATAAACCATTAGATATTAACAATTCATGGATAGTTTAAATGGCAGATGACAATAAATTAAAGAGTATTCTGGATGCTGAGATCGATGATGCTATTGGTTTCTTAGAAACTGAGACCACAGATGAAAGACAACAGGCATTAGAATATTATTTGCGTGAACCCTACGGTAACGAGGTTGAAGGTAAATCTCAAATAGTTACTGGAGAGGTTGCTGAAGCAGTCGATGGAGTTCTTCCGCAGTTAATGCGCATTTTTTCTGCTACAGATGATTTTGTAGAATTTACTCCAGTTAACGAAGGTGATGAAGAAAAGGCAGAGCAAGCAACTCTTTACGTTAATCATATTATTAATAAAGATAATAAAGGTTTTGAGATATTTCATAACTGGTTTAAAGATGCATTACTACAAAAAGTTGGTGTCGTTAAAGCATACTGGGATGACAAAATTGATGTTACTGTTGAGAAGTATGAAAACTTAACAGAAGATGACATCATTATGATTTTAGAGTCTGGTGATGTTGAAGTTGTGTCACAAGAAACTGTAGAAAAAGAAGTTGAATACGCTGGCATTACTCAAAAACAAACATACTATAACCTTAAAGTTAAACGCATGGTTGATAAAGGAAAGGTTGTTGTAGAGAATGTTCCGCCAGAAGAATTTTTAATTTCAAAACGTGCTAAATCTATTGAAGACTCACCTTTTGTTGCGCATCGAAGAATGGTAACTCGTGGTGAATTAGTTGCAATGGGTTATGATCAAGATCTCGTAGACTCATTAGCAGGTGGAGATACATTAGAGTTTTCTCCAGAAAGAATAGCAAGACACACTCGTGGTGAAATGCCATACGACAAAGATACTGCTGATGAAACAATGCAAATTGTTGAATACTACGAATGCTACATAAAAACAGATTACGATGAAGATGGTATTCCAGAGTTAAGACGTATTTGTTATGCAGGAAATGAAGTGCTACATAATGAAGAATGTGATTATGTTCCATTCCATAGTGTATGTCCTATTCCAATTCCTCATAAATTCTATGGTCAATCTTTAGCAGATCGAGCAATGGACTTACAATTGATTAAGTCTACAATTACTCGTCAAATGCTAGATAACCTCTACCTCACTAACAACTACAGAGTGGGTGCAGTAGAAGGTCAAGTAAACCTAGATGACTTACTCACATCAACAGCAGGTGGTGTTGTTCGTATGAAGAACGCAAATGCTATTGTGCCAATGATGGTTCAATCTAATGCACAGCAATCATTTCCTATGCTTGAATACTTAGATCAAGTGCAAGCAAAAAGAACTGGTTTATCAGAAATGTCACAAGGTTTAGATGCAAACATTTTACAAAACGTAACAGCAACTGCAATTTCTGCAATGACAAATGCTGGTCAAGGAAAGATTGAATTGATTGCTCGTATCTTTGCTGATACTGGTGTGACATCATTGTTCAAAGGAATATTGCAACTCGTATGTAAGTACCAACAAAAAGAACGGATTATTAGAATTAATAATAAATACGTTCCATTCGATCCACGTGAGTGGGATACAGAATATGACATTACTGTTAATGTAGGATTAGGCACTGGAACTAAACAAGAACAATTAGCAGTGATGCAAATGATTTTACAAAAACAAGAACAAATTATTCAGCAATATGGATTAGCAAACCCTTTAGTTAATCTTAAACAATATAGAGATACACTTGCTAAATTTATCCAAATGGCAGGATTTAAAGATGATAGTCATTTCTTAAATGAAATTACTGATGAGCAATCAGAAATGCTTTCGCAACAAGCGCAATCACAGCAAGGAGATCCACAAACTCAAGTAGCTCAAATGTTAGCTGAAGTTGAAAGAGAAAAAGCACAACTGAAAGCACAAACAGATCAAGCTAAACTTGAATTAGACAGAGAGCAAATGCAACTAAAAGCTCAGCAAGATGCATTAGAGTTACAACAAAAAGAAGTACAACAAACAACTGATCTTGCATTAAAAGAGTTAAAGATTCGTTTAGATGCTGAAAACAAAGATGAAAAAAATAAAACAGATCAAACTAAAATGATTATGGATGCGTTAGAAAAGATTACCAACATTGCTAATAGAGGTATGCAGTAATGGGCGCACCAGCAGCAATTAATTATTCAGCTCCTAGAACAAGAGCAAGAGAAATTGCTCCATCTGCTGGCAATATAAATATTAACCAAGCATTAGGTTTACGTTCTAGTCCATATGAAGGATTACAACAAGTGGGTAAACAAAACCTTTATTATGGTAAAGGCGGTTTGTATGAAAAATATTCACCATCTCCTGTTAGTTTTGTAAGAAATAGTTTGCCATATGGAGTGCAGCAAACATACAGTCCAACTGGTTTAATGCCATCTACTCCATCTTATCATCCTATATTTGGATATTCAGGGGGTTGGCAAAGAAGTGGTGGAGATGTTGAAGGAACAATTAGAATTGGTAACCAAGCATTTAGACCATCAACAAATATTCCAGCAGGGTTTATAAAAGTTGGTGATACATATGAACCATCTGTTGCATATGCGTTATCAAAATCAATGCCTAATATAAAAGCACAACCCAATAGAATGTTTACAACAGTCACAGGTTATCAACCTGCATCAAGAAATTTATTAAGTAATTTAAATGTTTCTAGCGACAGTGGAGCAGGACAATATTTAGGATCTGGATTACTAGGATCTGGATTAAATTTTGGAACTCCAAGCGGAAGAACAGCAGGATAAATATGACCAGACAAGAAGCAATTCGTAATTTATTACAATCACAAGAATTTTTAGATGTAATCGAAGAGTTAAGAGACAATCAACTTAATAATATTCGTTATTCAGAAGCACACCAAAAAGAAGAACGAGAAAGATATTATAATCGATTACAAGCTATAGACGAAATCATGGGTTATCTTGAATCAATCACTAAAGACAGTGAAATTAAAGATAAAGCATGGAAGATATTATAGACCTTTCTATAATGGCA